TTCAAGATAACCACCATCAATATCATTTTCCCATGGATAAAAAACTGTTCCTATTATAGGACTAACTATTCTTTTTTCAGTATCCCATATATATTCGTCTTTATCAAAATGAAATGGTAATTCATCTCGGTCTTCATCTTGAGAATAAACACCTGTCCAATATTCAAATCCTGATACGGATACGGATGGATATGGGGAGTTTTCACCCCAAATATACTCTATCAATTCTTTTTTAAGTGTGTTGGTTGGTGTGTTCCACCACCCATTCCACCAATAGTAACCTTTGTCGTCCCAAAAGGTATTATCCTGTTTAAGTCTATTTAAAAGGTCTTGGTCTTTAATAAAATCATCAATGACTATCATAATAATGTTTCTACTTTCTTTAATGCTGATGCTATTACTTGGTGCATATCATAGTACTTGTATTCTGCTAATCTACCACCAAATATTACTTTGTCTTGTTGTTGTGACAATTTTTTATACTTGTTATACTTTTCGTTGTTTACTTTATCATTTACAGGATAAAATGGTTCAACTCCTCGTTCATATGGTTGTGGGTATTCCCAACTAACATAAGTTCCTTCTTGATTTTGATTATCAAAGTATTTATGTTCAATAATTCGTGTATATGGTGTTTCTGAATCAGTGTAATTCATAACTGCACATCCTTGATAGTTATCCTTTGATTTATACATCTTATTCATCCAATGTACAGATTTGTATTCCAAATCACCATATTTGTAATCGTAGTATTTATCAATTGGTCCTGTATATATTACTTTCTCACCTAAACCATCCCAAAAGTCCTTTTTGTCAAAATAATCTGTTTCTGTAAATACTTCAATGTCTTCTAACAATCTTTCAAATATCTGAGTGTATCCACCGATTGGTATTCCTTGATATTTGTCATTAAAATAGTTGTTATTGTAAGTAAATCTAACAGGTAATCTTTTTATGATTGATTTTGGTAACAACATACAAGGTTTCATCCACTGTTTTTCAGTGTAACCTTTTATTAGTTTTTGATAAATATCTTTACCAACAAGAGCTTGTGCTTGTTCTTCTAAGTTAGTAGGATTACCTTTAAACCTCTGTGATTCAATCTTTTCTTTTGCTCCCTCAGGAGTTCTAACACCCCACATTTTATTGAATGTATACATATTGAAAGGTAGTGGGTATATTTCACCTTTATAGTTTGCGATTGGGTTTAATTGAAACTGATTAAAGTCTACAAACTGATTTATCCAATGCCACACCTTTTCACTATTTGTATGAAATATATGAGGTCCGTATTTGTGTACATGAATTTTGTCTATCTCTTCTGTATAACAGTTACCACCAATATGGTCTCTTTTTTCAATAACACAAACTTTTTTACCTGCCTCTTTCAGTTCATATGCACAAACTGCTCCATAAAATCCTGAACCGACAATTAGATAATCGTATTTATACATTTCTTTTTGCAACTTCAAATAATTCTTTACATCTCGTTCCTGTATCAGGATATGATTGGTTATCTATAAAAAATGTACAATTAGGAAAAGGATTTTTGTTTTTCATAATTTTAGTACAAACTTCCAACATTTGTTCCCATAATCCATTGTCTCTATAATAGTTTGCCAAATCAATTAAATGTTCGTTTCTTCCTTGACAGTATTTTTCCGCCTCTTCCCACTTTTGTAATCCATCATATGGTTCACCTAAAAATGCATACAATCTACCTAATAATAGACACCCATAATATGCCATTTCATCCAAACGAGGATTTTCACCGTGAACTTTTTTTAGATACATTTCAAAATAAAATATTGCTCTTCTTGCATATTCATATGAATGTAGTTCACCAAATGGTAGTTCTTCTGTTTTCCAATAACCATCGTAATATGATTTTCCAATATACCATAGATGATAATCATCTTCTAATACTTTTTTGGTTGGTACTGTATCTAACTCAAGTGTTAGTGCGTCTGTAATAAACTTATTGTCTACAGTCCAAGTTTGTCCGTCATTTGTTACGATGTGTCTAAATGATTTAGGTAAAGGTATTCTAACAAAGTCTTCATCTACATCAGGTAAATGTATTGTTTCGTGTCTTTTTGAGTGTTTGAAATACCACGGTCTGTTTGCGTTCCATAACCAAGTTCTGTAGTAGTAACTATCACCTGAATCTACGGGGATGTTAAAAGAGTCGATTGAAGTGTCGTTGAATATCGACCAATCAAAATCGTCATCTACTTTTAATTGTTCATCCGCGTCCATTCTAAGAATCCAATCACATCCATGATTAGAACTTAGACACTTTTGTAAAGTATGGTCTCTATTGTAGCCAGGAAACTTCCATTCTGTTTCATAAAGAAATCCATCAATACCCTTTTCTTCAAAAAAATCACGAATTATTTTTTGAGTTCCATCAACTGACCCATTATCTTGAATCACCCAATAGTCAATGTACTGATAACACGACTCTAACATTCTAAGAATAGTGTTAGATTCGTTTGCTACCATAGCATTCAAACAAATCTTTGTTTGTTTCATAACCTTTTACTTTTTATACTGATAAATACTCATTCATTGGTTTTACACCAATAATTCTTTTTACCTCAATTTGATTTTCTAACAAAACTACAGTTGGGACACTTCTTATACCATATCTTTGTGCCAAATCGGATTGTTCATCCACATTAATTTTTTTTACGGGAATTGTATTACCGACTTGTTCCATAACAGGACTCAACATTTTACATGGTTGACACCATGCAGCTGAAAAATACAAATATTCTTTCATTTTCTTACTCTCATTTAACCATCACAGGATACACAATCAGGGTCCAATGCTCGTGCTGCGATATCACCACGAAGGACGGACTCTGTTCTCATATAATATAAAGTTTTAATCCCTTGTTTCCACGCTTCTAAAGTAACCTGATTAATCCATTTTGGACTTGCTTCAGATGGGAACGCCAGATTCAACGAAACTGATTGGTCAATGTATTGTTGTCTAACACCTGCCTGTCTAATTAATTCTAACTGATTAATTTCTTTGAAAGTTTTAAATACATCTTTAACCCAAAAAACTTGGTCTTTATCAAATGATTCTTGTGGGATATCTTTTCTTTTTAGTAGTTTTCCATCTACATATCCCCAATCATCTAATTCTTTAATATCTTGAACTGAACCACCATCTTCTAAGATTTTATCCCAAGTTGATTTTTTGTTGATACCAACTTTTCTAAGAACTTTTTCTAATTCAAGATTTTTACGGATAAACGTACCTTTTGCAGTTTGTTCAGTAAATACATTTGATGGCCATGGTTCAATACCTGCTGACACATTACCACTTAACTTAGAATTAGATACAGTTGGTGCGATTGCTCTCAAGTGAGTATTTCTAAATCCACTATCTTTACACCACAGTGGTTCACCTAATTCAGTTGCCATATCTCTACTTGCTCTTTCTGATTCAATCTTGATTTGAGAAAAGATTTTACGAGTTTCAAATTGAGAAGGTAATCCTTCAAATGAAATACCTTTTCTTTGTAAGTAAGTATGCCATCCAAGAACACCTAATCCTAATGCTCTACCTTTTTCTGCTGAACGAACTGAATTCTCAAATCCTCTCATATTCTTTGCTTTTTGAATGAACTCTGAAAGAACTCCGTCTAAGAACCAAGTTGCTGTATAAATTAAATCAGTATCTTTCCACTCATCATACTTTGCTAAGTTAAGTGAGGATAGACAACAAACAAATGAGTGATTTTCATCTGTATGTAATACGATTTCAGAACAGATATTAGTCATGAAAACTTTTAATCCATTATCTTTATACATTGGTGGATTTGCGTTGTTTACGTTACCTTTAAACATGATATAAGGTTCACCTGTTGCTTTTCTCTTCTGAAGTAACTTACCCCATCTTCTTCTTGCTTCAGATTCACCATCTTCTAATTTTCTCATAAACTTATTACCAACAACAACACATTGATGTAAGTTCATACATTGTCTGTTTACATCACCTTTTGGTTCTCTGATTTCAATCCACTCATCAAAATCATCGTGTTCAATGTTCAAGTTTACAGATGCTGCTCCTCTTCTAACTGCACCTTGATTTGTTGCAAGGATTGTAGAATCATAAATCTTACAAAATGGTACAACACCATCTGATGTTCCGTTTTGTGTAATATTAGAACCTGCTGGTCTAATCATGTTTACTCCGATACCTACTCCACCACCGTGTTTAGCAAGTAACATCATTTCTAAGTTTTTGTGACCGATTTCTTGGATTGAATCTCCTACATCGATACCAAAACAACTGATTGGTAAACCTCTATCTGTTCCCGTATTAGATAATACAGGTGACGCGAGATTTAACCAACCTTTCCATATATAATCAAAAAACTTTGAAGCAAGTTGTGGTTTATTAAGTCTTCTTGCGACTGCTGTAGATACTCTCCAATATGCGTCTTTTGGTTTTTCGTCAGGAAGTAAGTAACCTTTTGATATCGTCTTTACATAGATTTCCGTGTTTGCCCAAACAGGAAAATCAACACCAACTTCCCAACCTAAATTTTCTGCGTGATTTTTCATAACTAATTATTTCTTAAAATATGTCGTCCCAATCTTCACCTTCATTTGCTTTACTGTAGTCAGTAGGTCTGATAGCGAAGAAGTCCGTGTGTGTTTGTCCACCTGTTAAGTGGTAGAACCAATCTAATTCTGATGCTGATTCGTCATTATAGTCTGTAATGACCTCATCATATCCTAATTCTTTATATTTTTCATTTATTCTTCTTTTGATAAAGTTTTTAAGGTCTTCTTTTTTTAGATTTTCTAAATCACCCTTTTCAAACATTTTATCAATGAATTTTAGTTCCAACTCTAACATAGTTTCAGCTGCCTCTTTAATTACAGGTTTTGCGTCTTCTATTAGTTCGGGATATTCTTGACACATATGTCTGAATAGTTGGATTCCCATTTTAGAGTGTAGTGATTCGTCTCTTACACTCCACTTCATTTGTTGTCCAATTCCTTTTAACTTGTTTCTCATTTGGAATGAGTAAAGTACTGCGAATGAAGAGTAAAGTGCTACTCCTTCTGCGAATGCACTAAATATAGCAAGAGACCTTGCTACTTCTGTTCTTGCTTTTGGATTTGTTTTTAAATCCTCAAAAGTATAATCTGATGATACTTCTGCTAATGTCTCGAATCTTTCTGCTGTTGCAGGTTCGTGTAGAAATGCTTCAAAGTCTTCTAAACCTAATGATTCGTTTAGATATGAATATGCTGTTGCGTGAATGGTCTCTTGTGAACCAAACATCATTGCCATCTGTTTTATCTCATGTTTTGGAAACCAATTGGTTACCATAGTTGTCCAATAATCCGATACTGCACATTCAGTTTGAGCAAAACCAAGCAATATATTACCAACCAAGTGTTTTTCCTCAACTGACAAATTTTCATTCCAATCTTTGATATCACCCTGCATAGGGATTTCTGTATGTAACCAAAATGCTTGTGCTTGTTTTAACCAACCTTCTGTATAGTATTGGGGATATTCAAATGGTTTAAACGGTATACGATTGTCAAATAATCCCATAATTACTTAAATAAATTTTATAGTTATACAAATGTTTTAGTCGGTGATAATATATATGATTTAAAAATCAATATCACCCGACATTTCCTTATATTTTTGCGCTAATTCTTTTCTTACTAAACTCTCCCCCTGTTTCATTTGACTTGTAGTCTTTCTACCATCAATGGAATCATCGTTGTAAATGTGAATTTGACCCGTAGAAAAATTAGCTTTTGACGGAAACGTCATACCATCGGGACCAAATCTATTTTTGATAACATGCCACCTACCCGTACCTGCGAGTTTGTCTTCTATTTTACGAGATAATGATACAACAAAGTCCGCTGTCATCATTTTTGAAAACGAACCTGCTATCTTAGTACCTGTAATTATGTCATCTTCTGCACCACTTCTGTTAATTTGTGATGCTGTATAAACAGGTACTTCATATTCACCTGCCATACCACGAAGGTCTTCAATAATTTCTTCTAACTCTTCGTGTCTTTTTTCTTTAGTAGGACCTCTCAATAAATCTGCATAATCAACTATTACTACATCAGGTTTTTTACCTTGTAGTATCATCTTGTCCATATGTGCTTTTAGTGATGTTACACTGGCGGTTTTGGTTGGATAGTGTTTTACGACTAAATCACCTGATACAGACCTAACTGCTTTGGTTACGTCTTCCATATTGTACTTCAGATTTGCTACTGCAACTCCACTCAATACAGCATCATATCTCTGACCCACATAACCTTCATTTAATTCAAGGGTGTAATGTGCAACTACTTTACCCTTTTTCATCGCGTTAACTCCAATGTTTACTAACGACCACGACTTACCAATACCTGGCGGTGCTGCGAATAAAATTAATTCACCCTTCCCGAAACCACCTTGTGTAATCTCATCAATAACTTGCCACCCTGTTGAAACAACGTTTCTAACAGTGTCTTCATACCTTTCTGTTATCATAGATTTATATTCATGACCAATATCAGAATCTTGACCAGCTTTCATCGCTGTATCAATATTCTTTTTAATCATATCATATTTACCACTTTCTAATAAAGGTACTGAATCTAATATTGCGTTCTTGATAGATTGATTTTTACAAAAGTCAAGAACTTCTTGTTTTACGAATTCTAAGTCATCACTTTCCAAGTGATTCCACGCAAACTTTAGTGTATCAATAACAGAAGTTTTTAATACATCTCGTTCTATTGAGTTAATTTTAACTTTAAGAACATCCAAAGTTGGCATTTTCTCAAACTCATTCATATATTTTAGAATGGTTCTAACTAACCATTCAGCTGCTTCAGAGTCAAAATACTCAGGTCTGATAATATCATATATTTGTCTTGTAAAAGACCTATCTGATAGTATAGATGATATTACTTTATTCTGAAATGTTGTACTAAACCTTGACCCTAATTTTTCCATAAACTATAATATACAAAATTATTTTTTAATATCAAAATGATTTCTTAGATTATTTTCCAAAGAGGTGAAAGAATTTCTTAACCAAGAATCTACATTCGCAAATGCTGTATATAATTTATCATACATAAACATTTTTTTAAATTCTATCATATCCATTCTATTACCTTGGGAATCCATAATTTCTCTAATGTTTGATTTTATAGAGGATGATATTTCAGGGTCTTTTAATTGCATTAACTTATGATTTAACTTTATAGTATCAACATTTTCATTTAGTTTTTTTGACAACTTATCTTCACACTCTGTAGAACATTTCTCAAGGAATGTGTCTAAAGAAAGTTCACTTTGACCTAAAAATGTCATTTTATTCTGAATAGTCTTAAGTCCAACACCATTTACACCACCTATGTTATCTGATTTATCACCCATCAAACATCTGTAGAATATTAGGTTTTGGGGAGTAACACCGTACTCTTCTTTTACCATTTCAGGAGTATAAAGTTTTTTCTTAGTTAATGCGTATACAGAAACTCTGTCATTTACTAACTGTAAAAAATCTTTGTCTGAGGAACAAATTGTAACTTCTTTTTCAAAGTAATGATTTGTAAGATATGCTATTATATCATCTGCCTCAACATAATCTATATATGTTAATGATAGAGGTAATATTTGTAAATATTCTATCAGTCTACCAAACTGTTTTCTCATCGACACTTCTTGGTCTTCTAAGTCTTCGTATCCTGCTAATCTATTTAGTTTAGTTAAACCTTTTCTACCCTGTTTATATCCTTTGTGTATTTGTTTTCTTCTATTAGAACCACCCTTACCGTCAAATACAACGATAACACGAGTGGGTTTTAATGTACGGATTATTGAGGCGGTGGACAAGAGAAACCCCGTCACACCACCACAATGTTCACCGTCATCATTGAGTGCAGGAACTGCTCCAAAACATCTAATGAACTGATTAAGTCCATCGAGTATTAAAACTCTGTCGTTTAAAGATTCATCTTTTACTTCGTTATGTTCTATACTTACTTGTTTAAGGAGTTCCTTATATCTGTTATTCATCAAAACTTGTTACTTCAACATTATCAATATTTGCTTCTGCACTCGATTCTTTGTAAGCCATAATATATGAATTACAAATTTCATTGTAGATACTATCTTTCAACTCAGGTCTACTATCTAATAAGTCATCCCAAGTTTTTGCTTGGAACTTTAGTTCCTCACCTGTTTCTTTATCTACATAGGTATACCAAGCTCCACTCTGAGATACTAACTTATATGTTTTCATCATTTGTAACCATGAACCATAATTGTCAATACCACTATCAAAGTAGATATCAAAATCAACTGAACGTAATGGTGGACCCATTCTGTTCTTTATCACTTGTGCTCTTGTTTTGATACCAACTACTTGGTC